ATGAAATACCCACCATTACTTATCTTGCCTATCGTCTTAGCCGTATCCCAAGCATGGGCAGACACTGACCCTGTACCTGAAGAAACAGTTACCCTTTCCCCTGTCACCGTTACCGGCACGCAACAAGAAAAAGCCAACCGCGTTACTTTCAACCCCAAAGCTGCTTTGCAACCCCTCCCTGCCGGTGACGGGGCAGACCTTTTGCAATCCGTGCCTAATATGAGCATCATCCGCAAAGGCGGCAGCTCGGGCGATCCGCTGTTCCGTGGCTTGGGCGGCTCGCGCCTCTCCGTCAATGCCGACGACCAGTTTATTTATGGCGGTTGCGGTATGCGCATGGATCCGCCGACTGCCTATATCCACCCAAACTCATTTGATCAAGTCGTGGTCACTAAAGGCCCGCAAACCGTTACCCAAGGTATGGGCTTGGTCAGCGGCTCGGTGCAATTTATCCGTAAAGATCCTGATTTTACTGAAAAACCTTATAACATTAACGCCACTCTGACAGCAGGTAGCAACGACCGCCTTGACGGCTCGCTGGAAGCCGAGTTCGGCAGCAAATACGGCTATGTCCGCACCAATATCTCCCATAACGAAGCCGACGACTACAAAGACGGCGACGGCAATCGCATTCATTCCAACTTCAAACGCGACAGCCAAATGTTGCAACTGGGTGTTACCCCGACAGAAAACACCACCATTGCCGGTACATACGAGCGCAGCAGGGCCAAGGTTGCCTACGCCGACCGCATGATGGACGGCAGCAAATTCGACCGTGATGCGTGGAACATCCGCTTTACCCAACGCAACCTCACTCCATGGTTCAGCGAGTTGGAACTGCGCTACGGTAAAAGCGAAATCGACCACATGATGGACACATACAGCCTGCGTACCATCTACGACCGTGCCGGCAAGCAGATTAAAAATGCCAACAACCCTAAACGCAATACCGATACAGGCCGTCTGAAAGCCACTTTCGACTGGGACAAGCTCAACCTGCAAACCGGTTTGGATTATCTGGACGACGTCCACGTCGCACGCATGGAGCGTGGTGGCGACGGCTACAGCCACAAGCCTTACATGCCCAACCAAAGTTTCAAACAATGGGGTATTTTCACCGAAGCCTCTTGGCAGCAAACCGACAATCAACGCTGGGTAGCAGGTTTGCGCCATGACCAAGTCAAAGCGCATTACGATACCGCACGCGTGACCACCCCCGTTTTGAAACATCAAAAATTCAATTTGAACTCAGGATTCCTGCGCTGGGAAAGAAATACGGACAACGGCCTGAAATACTATGCCGGCTTCGGTATTGCCGAACGCGCACCTGACTACTGGGAACGCCTGCAATCTGAAAACAAAGCCATCCGCGCAGAGCAAAACCGACAAATCGATGCAGGTGTAATCTGGAAACGTCCTAATCTCCACGCTTCCGTATCCGTATTCGGCAGCGACATCAAAGACTTCATCATGATGGAGCGCCAAGGCAAGAATTTCGGCGTGCGCAACATCAACGCTTCACGCTTTGGCGGCGAAGCCGAAGTCAAATGGACATTTGCGCCTAACTGGGAAGTCGGCACCAGCCTCGCCTACACCCACGGCAAAAACCGTACCGACGGCAAACCTTTGGCACAAACGCCGCCACTCGAGTGGAACAACACCCTCGCCTTTGACAACGGCAAATTCAGCGCGGGCGCATTATGGCGCGTCGTGGCCAAACAAAACCGTTACAGCAAAGGCCAAGGCAATATCGTCGGCCAAGACATCGGCGCTTCTTCGGGCTTTGGCGTACTCTCGCTCAACGCCGGTTGGAAATTCAGCAAATACGCCACATTGCAAGGCGGCGTGGACAACGTATTCAACAAAACCTATGCTGAATTCGTCAGCCGTGGTGGCGACCCGTCTGCCGGTACTCAAACCATGCGCGTGAACGAACCCGGCCGTACTGCATGGCTGAGACTGCAAGCGAAGTTCTAATCAACCTCGCTATATAAAAAGATGATATGTTACCCGTCAACAAGTTAAATGGAATATATTTGTAACTTTATATTTTATATGGTTATTTTGTTTTACGATTTTTGACGGTATGACAATACACGGTTACATTTCCTGTAACCGTTTTTCTTTTTGTTTAGTTTGTTTTTACAGTTTACGCCTGCACCGCTTTGTGTCGCGTGCTGTCATATGGCTTGCCCGTTTTGACAATGTAATATGCCAACTTCGCCAGTTTGCGCATAATGGCGACGATAATGACCATTTTGGGTTTACCTGCATTCGTCAAGTTGCGAACGAGCTGAGGGAATGCACCCGTCCGATAGGCAACCAGTGCGGGCATATACAGGGAGCGTTTAACCCGGCGATGTCCGTAGCGGCTCAATCTGCCTTTCTTGTTTACGCTCGTCCCAGACTGTTCGGTGTGTGGGCTTAGTCCTGCGTATGATACAAATTGGTTTGCTGTTTGGAAGTTTTTGTCTGTCAATTGGGCGTACAGTATGGCGGCTGTGTCTTTGCCTATGCCTGCTATGGTTTGCAAGTTTCGATAGTGGCCGTCAGTTTCTGCCTGTTCTTTGATTTGTGCTTCTATCGCGGTTTGGGTTTGATCGATTTTTTCCTTATAGGCTTGGATAAGGTCTTGATGAATCGCCTGTATCATTTCGTCATCTGAACTGTGCAGGCGATTTTTGATTTGTTTCTGATGGTCTTTGAGTTGCTGTTTCAGGTTGATGAGTTTTTGCAGGTAGCGGTTTTTGGGTTTACTGTACGGTATGATTTTGTCCGCATGCCGTTTGGTGTATTCAGCAATCAAGTTTGAATCGGCTTTGTCGGTCTTCGTGCGATTAAACTGGCTTTTGCCATAGTCTTTGATTTTCAGGGGATTAATGACGTAAACGGTGTGGGTTTCGGACAGATTTTCGGCAGCGGCTTCGTAGTATATGCCCGTTGCTTCCATTCCGATGACGCATTTTCTAACTTTGTTTGCCTTTATCCAGTCTTTGAGTATTTGGAAGCCTTCCCGATTATTGCCGACCTTGGTGTGATATGTACTTCCGTCTGTCTTGTGCAGTGTTGCGTCTATGGTTTTTTGCGATATGTCCAATCCGATTGTATTCATGATGGGATTTTCCTTATTTATTCAGCCTGTTACGGCTATGATGATATTCAATTTCAAGGATGGTAAAAGACGGTCGACATTTCTTTTTATCGGCTTTTCTGCCCTGGCCGTTCATCTGCCTGACCGTCCCGGTCTTTGTTTTGCGCATAAACAAAAACCCGCAAACCGTCTTTTTTAAAACGGTTTGCGGGTGTTGGCTTTGGCATTTTATTGCTTCCGGTTGAGCTGATTTTTGGCTGTTTTTGAATTTTTAGGTGTCGCCGGAAGACATAAAATTTCTGAAACTCATAGAAGTGGGAGTTCCCACACCCCGTGGATGCTTATTTACCTATTAATTCCGCCTTTGGCTTCATTAACAGATAAATAAGCATCTTTTATGGTGACCCAACTACCCCGCCACGTTGTGCAAACTGCTGTCCCGCTTCTGTATAACCGTCATACATGAGATTTTGGGGACTTTGCCCACCCATCGTAAGGACTTGCCCTTTTTCAGGCTCATAGGCTGTCTGCTGATCAGTTTGTGACTGTTGCGCGGTTTGATGCTCATCCTTATACGGATTAAACGGCAAGCCGTTTTTGACGTAGTCTTTGCACATTGCCTTAGTGATTTCTTTCAACGGCGTTGCCTGACTTGAGTAACAGGTACATCCGCTTTTACCGCCATCGACACAGCCGACAGGGTACTCAAATGTTTTAACTTGTCGGACACCGTTGTAAATGGGTTTACTTTCAGGTTTTTCAGCTAGCGTTGGCACAAAGTCTTCAGGTTTAAGATTTTGACCCTGAATTCCGCTTTGCGGCATCATTTCTTTTTGGCTTTCAGGGTCAAGCGGATTTTTAAAACCTGTATCTTCTTTTTTTTCTTCGGCCTGTGCCGTTATTCCTGCTTTTTCTTTATAGCCCTGATACATCTTATAGCCCATAAATCCGACCAAACCTAAGATACACGGCAGAATAAACAACATGGCGATGATGACGTAATACCACCTTGATTTGACGTGCGAATGCGCGGTATGCACTTCGGCGGATTTGTAGTATTCAAAAACCTCTTGTCTGATTTTATGCGAACTGGACAAGGCGTTTCTTGCCTGTTGGGTCGGGTTTAAGGCTACTTCGTTCCATTCGAGCCTTGTCAAACCGCCCATTTTGTTTGCAGCTATATGGATATGCTTATTCACGACTTCGCGCAAATTCACGTCAAGCAACTTAGGTGATTGTGTGATTAGTATCATGTCAATACCGTAATGGCCGTGAATGTTCAAAAAGGCGACGTTTTCGGGCATTTTTGAGCCGCTTGAACGTGTCGGAAACAGATATTGCACTTCGTCATAGATGACAACAGAGCCTATATTCTCTTTCCATTTCAGCCATTCATGCATGTCTTCCCAGCTATGTCCCTCCGGCGGTTTATGATGGTCTATCAAAAGGCCGTTAATATTGGAAAAGATTTTTCGGCCTTTATAGAAATCATCAAACATAAGCAGTTCAACGGCAAAGGCGGTTTTGCCGATTCTTGGTTTACCTGTAATCAAAGTAATTGCGGCCATTTTTAACCTTTCTTGCCGAAGCTTAATTTAGACAGGGTTTTAAAAGTAACGACAAAGGCGAGCATGCCAAACATGATGTTCAGAACAACGCCACCGCCTGCGATATAAAAAATTTGGATCGCTCCGGCGGGAACCGCCCCCATGCTGCTTATAAACTGATTTTTAAGATTACCCATAAGAGCGTCAAAACCAACATAGGTAATGATAGAAACCCCTAAGGCAGTCAGAATGTATTTGACAACATGGTTTATCAAATATGGAGCAAGAGCAGCTAAAAATTTCATAAATCCCCCTATGCGTTATTTCTGACAACTCTAGCCACAAAGAACGAAGCCACTAGCCAAGCCATAGCTATAATAAAGGGGCGCATCATTGCAGCTAAATTACATGCAGGCTCAAGACTGATTTTGTATTCCGCGCCCAACGCCTGAAACGTTACCGGAGCAGGGCATTCGCCATACTCTTTAAAGGTATTGTCAGGTGTGAAGTTCAAATCGATAGTTTCTTGAGGAATCTCTAAATTTGGTTCTTCTTTTTCAGGCAATTCATCACAGGCCAAAATATTCGGGAACACTTTACAAAGCAAGCCTCCGTCTTCTTTGGGCTTGTCGTCCTCTTTAGGTCTTTCATCCTTTTTTGGATCGTCTTTGCCGTCAGGGTCTGGTTTATCATCAGGTTTTTTATCGGGATTTCCATCAGGATTACCATCAGGTTTTTTATCGGGCTTTCCATCGGGATTAGGCGCAGGATCTGGATCAGGCTTTGTATTGGGAGCTTCAGATGCTCCCGGTGTCAAATCAGGACGCTGTTTTGTTTCTACTTCTGCCGTTGTATTGCCGTTGGAGTCTTTGCCGAAAGTAATGGTAATTTGAACCGGTTTGCCGTTTTCGGGAGTGACAGGGCCAATGGTTACGACTGTACCGGCAGTGACTGATACTTTTTCATTGTAGCCGGGTCTGCCAGCGCCTTCGATGAAGGGTTTAGGATTTGAATCAATTGTATTTGTAGCAATTTCTAAAAACTTATTGGAGGTTAGTTCTTCGCTATGATTTTTAAGAAATTTATATACAATAGCTAATGAAGAAATATCACAACTAACGCCCCAGCCATTCCAGCGACATTTAGGGGAAACATTTTCATATTCTGGATAATATTGATGCATTAAATCTTTATGAATTGATTCATAATCAGATTGAACTTGCATTGTTAGGAGGGTTTTAGCATCTTGTGCTGATTTTCCTCCATTTGAAAGAGCAAGCATTACGGAAGAATCTACTCCAATGCATGAATGATAGCCAGGTTGAGACCATAACTTTTCCATACATAAAGCATTATCATAAACTTTAAAATATGCATCGGCATTTTCAGAATAATGATAACCTGCTGATTCTAACGTAGGATTTATTAATTTATAGGCATCATAAGCATATGAAGCAGCTCCAACGTATGGGACAGCTTTTAAACCAAATTTTGCGCCTGCTTTTACCAGTCCAAATGCGCCTGATAAGACGGCTTTTCGGGATACTCGGGCTTCAATGGTTACAGGAACTCTTGAAAGAGAACGGAGGCCTGTTGAGGCCTCTTTAACATGTAAACTTTTATCAAATCTAGCTTGATATTCCTGCTCAATACCGCCTCCTATTACTTTCCATGCTCTAAAGCCATTTTCATTAAATTCCTTAGTTAAGGGATAGCTTAATTTACCGTTTCTAACCTGCAAATCTGTAGCATAAGAATTAAAGCTGAATACAAACAGAAAAATTATTGTCAAAACCCGTAACATTTATTTCACCATTCCCAATAGTGAAAACTGAATTATCTTTAAATAAAACTTCAAAATTTGCCTCATTGAAATTTATTCTATTAAAAAAATTCTGACACTTATCCAAAGAGAATTTTTTTAAATATCCAGTTTCTTTTAAATATGAATAAAATACATAAGATAAAGGTTTTTCTAAATAGAATTTAGATAATTCATCTAATTCAGATTCAGTTATATAGAAAAAATCCTTTTCATTTTTTTCTAACATAATCCTAACTTTCTTAACAGTTGCAGAAAGTCGGGATTATACCCTTTTTGAATATCAAAAAAATATCAGCGATGCCAAACAGACCGCGCCGAATCCGTATAAAAACCAAAAATCAATCATCACCACCCCCTTGATTCTCCGTAACCGATTCAATCAACCGTTTTATCATCCTAATACCGAATACAAGCACCATTAAGAGTATGAACGGCGCGCCTACCAATACGCCGAATTGTATTTGTTCGGCTATGTCGCATTGCGGAAAACTCAAATTGATTTTCTGCTCGTTCAAATACCAGTCTTTGCCGTTTTTGTAAGGGCGGACGACTTTACCATCCGCCGTTACGGTAGGTAGGACTTGAGACAATACATAATCATGCGCTTCTTCCATCGTAGAAAAGCATTGCAATCCGACGCGATATCCCATGTCCTACCCTTTCAGTTATTTGGCCGTTTTAACCATGCTAAAGGCCATGCGGAAGCCTTGCATCAACACAATAACCGACAGAACAGCAGCACCGATTGCTGATACCATTACGGCAAATTTTGCAATCTCAGCGGCAGCAGTAGTACCAATACCTGACAAATCGACGCCTTCGGCAGCGGCCAAAGCGGAAGCAGTTGAGAGGGCTGTTACGGCAAAGATTTTATTGCCATATTTTTTTGCTACGTTAACGAATTTCATATCGTTTTCCTTTCAGGTTAATAAAAATAAATTGGAATTTTTTAAGACTATCCCAAGTCTTTCATCCATACAGGTAATAAACCGATACGAATAAAATAAAAAGAAAAAAAATCAGACCGCCTAAACTTAATTTAAAAGAAAGAGGTATTTTTTGATTCATCTCCAAATCCTTTAATGCGGGCTATGTGAAAGGTTTTACAGACCGCCCGCCGAGCCTGTGAACTTATTCTTCTTTCAAATAAAACGCGAAAATTTGAAATCCACCACCTATTTCGTCCATTCCGGCATTAAATGCGTCTTCATAGCTTTCAAAATGCCCGGCAGATTTTAGATTTTGGGTAAAACCTGTATCGCCAAACGGATCGGGATAGATGAATTCATGTGATTCCAAATCCTGAACTATGAACCGTTCTTTATATTTCATGATTTAGCCTTTCGGCTTTGCCTCTGTTTGTACTTGGAACTCTTTCAGGGAGGGAACCATGCCTTTGCCTGTCGAAGTCATCTCTACGGTAATCATGACTTCGCAAGGGAAACTGAGGTTTTCCAGCTTTGCAAAGTTATCGCTTGAACCGAACTTCATCTGCGCTGCGGTGAATCCTACGGCGTTACCCGATTGAGACGGGAGCGGTGTAGCCACCAAGACGGAACAACTGTCAATGTTCGAGCCGTCAATTTCGCCTTTGAATTTTTTTGCACCTAAAAAGGTTGCTGGATAAGTAATATTCTGGGTTTGGTTAAACATGGATATTTCCTTTCTTAAAAATCATACCAATCAAATTTGACGGGCTTTCTGGTATAAGCCCTATATTCACCGCAATAAAGCCGATACTTGGAATTTTTAATACGGTTTCGCGCTGTTTCTTTATGCCATCGCGCCGTCCTTCGCTTCATCTGCTCGGCGAGCGGTAAACCTTCTTCATATTTGCGCTGCAAAAATTGTTCATACGATTCGTCTTCTTTGCGTTTTCTGTCTGCTTCATACTGGACGTCAAAAAGACGTTTATGTGGGTCGTAGTCGTCAGACAGTTTGAAACAGACCGAATCTAACTCTAAAGCCATGACTTCAAAATCAAGTGCCGCCTCCGCCGATTCGTGTATAAACCCGCTTCTTTCTGCCTGCCTCAATTCGTTCAAATCGTATTTTTCAGGCTCCAGACCTTTGGGATAACCTTGTTCTGCTTTTAGATGCCTAACAATTTCTTCAGCCGTAAAACCTAAATCGGACATGAAATTGACGAGCTTGCCGACGGCGTTCTTTGCGTGTTTCAGTTTGTGGCCGAACGTCAGATTCAGGGCTTTACTTCTCGGCTCAAACCGTTTTTCTTGCGGCATATTTTTGAAAGTGCTGCATATGGGAAATGCGCCGCAAAAGTAACCGCCTTCGTCTGTCAGGATCTCAAACGGTATTTCTATATCTCCGTGGTTAAACTGTATTTCAAACCTGACCCATGGACTGTCCTTATCACCCAACTGACGGCCTTTTTCGTATACACGGACAAATCGGGAATTTTTCTTCCGACCAACATAGAACGTCTTACCTGTGCCGTCTTCTTTACGCCATGCTGACCCGACTGTCTCGGACTTCGGGCGCATATTGTGATTGTCGAAAAAGCCGTTATCGTGATCTAACATTGCCTGCTCAGGTGTATAGCTTCCATCGAAAAAATCCAACGCCAAATCGATTCGGGTTATTCTTGGTCGGACGGCGTTTTCCAAAAACTGCCTCATCCTTGCTTCCCAACCCGCTTGCGCGAGATTGCACCCGACGCCTTTCAGCTCAATCAAAACGGTATCGCGCTGGCCGCCATAATGTACTTCTCCGTAATCCACATCTTCCGATCCGAGCCGGTACATGGATTCATAAAACTTGTTACCTTTGGACTTGCATTTTCGGGTAATGCCGAAACCTAAAATTTCTTCTAACTTCCTGCTCAAGACGTACATGTATTCAGTATCAGATACCAACGGACATCCGGCGATTTTTACCAATGTGTCTTCATGGAATGTTATAGAAAGCCAGTCTATGAAAACGCCGTCCTGTATGCCCCGCCTTTGCGGAACTTCAATCAGTTTCCCCCGCTCATCCGTGACGAAATGTGAGAAATATTCTATTTGGCTCAT